CAGGGGTCGGCATCAGCCACAAGCGACCATAGTGCTGCATCGGCTACGGGCTGTCAGGGGTCGGCATCGGCCACAAGCGACTATAGTGCTGCATCGGCTACAGGCTACCGGGGCGCGGCGTCGGCTACGGGAGACTTGGGCGCAGCATCGGCTACAGGATGGTATGGCGCGGCGTCGGCTACTGGCGAGTGGGGCGCAGCATCGGCTACAGGATGGTATGGCGCGGCGTCGGCTACTGGCGAGTGTGGCTCGGCATCAGCTACAGGCTACTTGGGAGCGGCATCGGCAACAGGCGACTATAGCACGGCATCGGCAGATGGAAAGCAGGGGGCGGCATCGGCTACAGGTAAGAATAGCGCGGCGTCGGCATCAGGAGAACAGTCTGTGGCGTGTGGCCTCGGATGCTCGTCTAAATCCATGGCAGCAAAGCACAGCGGAGCAATTGTTCTCGTCCATAGGGATAGTGGCGGGAACATTATTCACATCCGTGCCAGTAAGGTCGGAGAAAATGGGGTCAAGCCTAACGTCTGGTATTCGCTGAACGTGGACGGGGAATTTGTGGAGGAAACGTCATGAGCACCAAACTACTAACTTGGATAAGTGTATGTACATAGGAAATTTAGATTATGAATATCATTCGTAATATACAAGTACCAACCGGGAATATCCTTGTTGTTAATGGTGATAAAGGTAAACTGGAACTTCTATTTTGACATTTAATCCGTATAAAGAACACGAAGGAAATCTAAAAAAAGCAGGATACGATGTTCTTGTTTTTATAGCATCTGAAGAGGAAGATTTAGGGCGTATAACATGCGGAAATGCAATCTTAAGTGGAACAATGCCATTATGTGAACATAAAGAGATATAAGCATAATGTATATACACAAGAAAGTGCGGACAATTTGCAATTTAGATTAAGGTAACTGTTCCACGCCATAGATGGGGGGCTTTCAGCTACATCATAGGGATCACGATGCGTGAATCTGAAGAAAGTAAACACCGGCAACCTACGGTTGCGACACATGGCGCACCACCCGCCCATTACAGCGCCCTCGCGGCCTGACGTACCAGTTCCTTGACCTGTGCTGCTGGCATCCGGTCCAAGTGGAAGATGCAGTTATGCGTGCGCTTGTTCAGGAAGCGCCAGAGAACCGCAGCGCGAAGCAGCGGGGCGATCTCGTTAATGCGCTTCTCTGTTGTCTCCGCATCACGTTCGTCGATTACATCTTGTCGATCTTCTTCCTCGCCACAATAGCCACCAACCACCTCTCTAAACATCGGTGATACAGGCGGGAAGTAGTGCCTCATCACGATTGATATGTATCCTGACCTACACCACGCCGCCCAGTTACCCAGGCGACGCATCCCTTCCTCAGTCCTAGACTCCGACATTCAGCATCTCCGTCTAACGCACACAATGATTACTCAAGAACTCGTGTTAGATAGTACCCCGATTTCTTCTCCAAGCGCGTAAACCAGTTACAGGAACTCGGCAAGCTGGAATTCAAACAAAGGCCGCATGGGGCGCAAGTATTCTTGGTTTCGTTTGGGCAATACTTGGCGCTTCATTATCTGTGGCATTAACTGAAATGCTTAATGACAAGAACGAATGTATTACCGCCAGCACCAACAATCATTCCGGACAGCAAGTAAAAAGTCGGCCAATACAAGTTGATGCGGCCAAACCCCCATCCGGAAGTGCTGTTGACATACCAATAAAAAACCATGAGCAAGGCAAATAGCAACAATATAGAAGCAGCAATCCCTAACATGGCGCTCGACCCGGACGCTCGAACATGCGGCTTTGGTCTTCGCTGGCGTGACCACTCGCGCCGGTTAGCTCTACGTTGGGCGTCAATGGCATGTTCGGCTGCGTCTGTACGCTCAGCGATCCGACAAGTGGAAGGTTCAAGCCCGCGAGAAAGTTAAGGCCCGTCCCATAGCGATGCGTACGCATGAAGTAGAGGCCAATTTTTCCGGCGTGTTGCGGAGTCCATGTGACATTCCACCTCCACGTCAAAGACCATTTCCAGTGCCATGCCGCCAGCGTGTAGCTGCTGCACGGAGTCCCGTTGCAGTGCTGCCGCTCAATAAGTGTAAGTTGTTTCGTTTTCATGTCGCTATCCTTTCAAAAGTTACGCCCAACTGTCGGTTCAACCGGACGATGTCAATCTGGTGAAGCAATGCCTCTACTGCCGTAAGAAGCGCATCTGTTTCATTCTTACGCTGATCCATATCACAAATGGAGCAATTCCCCCACTGCATTCAGTGTTTGCAATCCCTTGGGTGCTCCCCTGTAACCATAGCTATCTACTCCTCTTCCAGTCTCTTCCCACAAAACGCGCAAAAAAACATATTGTTTCCGTGCGGCGTACCCTCTGTTACCTCAAAGCGGTTACCGCATTCGGTATCCCATGCGCCATCCTCATCCAAAACCCATTTACATGTTTCGCTCGTTTCGCCCCGCTGCTCACTGCTTTCGCTGTCGCGTTCTAGCAGTAATTCTGTCAGTTGTTGCACCTGTTTGCTTAATTCTACAATGCAATTCTGGTGGTAAAGTTCTGTGAATGTTAATAGTGACATCAGATTTTGCTCCTAATTCTCGGGTTAGCTAATGAAGTTCATCCTTTGAATGTGCCGCCTTTAACATATGGTGTATTTTAGAACGGAATATCGTCATCCATGTACGCCTTGGTTCCACCACCAACTTGATGTTGTGCGGCATGGCGCGTCGGATCTGAATCGGAACGCTCCTGGGTTGAATGGTTTTCTTTGATGGAACCGCCCGCCAGTTCGATTTCCATAACGCGGGCAACAAGTTTGTACCCTGCGCCATTCTTGCCCTGGTACTCCTCAATGTGCGGTTCGCCAAGCACCACGTCTACCAGACCGCCCTTGAGCAGATAAGGAGCCAGCGCCTCGGCGCGCTTGCCCCACAGCGAGGCATCTACCCACTGGCTTGGCCTCCTATTGTCCTCACCCTTCCGTCCGTAGTTAAAGGCCAGCGACAAATTGCACACCGCATCGCCGTTACTCAGGAAACGCACAAGTGCATCCCCACCCAATCTTGTTAGTCCAGTCATAATCATTTACTACTCCTTGATGGTTGAATCCTCACATCAGACTCGTTGCGACTATCGGCCTGTTGCGGAACGTCGAGCGATAATTCTCTCCGTTCCCTAGCTCTTTCCCAGTGGTCGCCAAACCTCATTGTGAGTTTGCACGTCTCGCGCAAGTAGCGATCCAAGTCATGCGTCATCTGGCCTACCGCATCGGCAAATATCTTCATCTTCGCTTCGTCGCGCTCAATTATGATGGCGTGAAACGGCCTCTCGTACATCCGGGGGTTGTAGTTGCAGAAGTGCCAGAACTCGGCGCCGGTGACAAACATGGAAAACTGCATCTGTTCCATGTACTCTTGTTTCGGGACTTCTCCGCCAATGAAATCCATGTAGACCGCATTAGTGAATGGGCACTTGATCTCGGCACCGCTGTACTCGTCCACAATTCCATCCGGGCTACATCCGTAGCGCATCCCAACATCGCCATAGATGAACGGTATTTCATGCACCGGCAGGCCAGTATGGAAGGCGAATGTTGCACGTGCATCCGATTCGTTGGACTGCCCCCACTCGGTCTGCTTGAAGCCACGGCTATCCTCGGCATCTGCCATGATCTCTCCGGCCAGTTCGAGCATGTAGGCCTTACGCGCCGCGCCAGGACCCTTGCCAGAACGGTCGGTGGCGATCAGGTCTTTAGCCCGGCTGGCGGTAATCACTCCTCGGCGCATCAGTATCCACTCCGGAGAACCTTGTTCTACTGCCGCGCCATCGAAGCCCATGCGAGCCATTGTCAGCGCGGATAGTTCGGCACGCATCTGCTCCATAGACTTCATCATGGCGCCACCACCGCTAGGGCAATAGAAATTACACTCGCCGCCTCGTTCCGCGTCAAGTCTGAAATGGTCGGTACGTCGCGCTTGACCGACTTGTGCTTGGCGCACCAGCCGCGCAATTGTTCCCATGTCTTACCCTTCTTTGTCAGCCCAGCCTCGATCTGGGCAATCTGCTCGACCGTAATAGCGATGTCCTCAACCACAGGCTCTTCTGATAGGACGATTCCCTCGCCGCCGTCAGTGTCCATGTAGTGCACCGCCTGTTCTAGGCGGCTTCCATTCTCGCCTTTAGGCCAGGTTTTAGCGGCCTGCTTTATTACCGTCTTTTTAATCATCTCCTCCGGGTCCGTCACCCATGGGCCTGACTTGCGCTTGTACGCCTCGGAGCGGCCCCTGATCTTATCTATCAGGCTCATTGGCATAGCATGGGTGAGGAAGTCGCCATTTGGTAGCTTCACGGTAACGTAGGCGCCGATGATGTCCCCGCGCTCATCGCTGAACGGGTTATAGGTATGGATCGGCTCTTGTGACAGTCCGCGCATCTCGAAAGTATCTGAATTGCGCACTACGCGAGCCTGCCCCCAGAGGATACACCCGTCCTGCATGGCCATTTGTAGGAGGCCCATGTAGGAAATGTCCAGGCACACCTTCTGGTTGCGCGGCACCAGATACGCCTGCTTGGCGGCTGGATTGAGGCTGATCCCGATGGCCGCCACGTTGACGATGGCCGCCTTAAGGCTGTCTGGGTTTCCCAGGGCGACCTTCATCAAAAAGTCGTTGCCAGACAGAACTTGCATGGCAAACCCTGACTCGGCTGCCCACTTGGCGTCGGTATCGAAGCCTGGCCTTGCGGCCGCCAGAAACGTGCCCTTTTGGGCCGATACCATGGTTTGCAGTTGTGTTGCGCTCATGACGCTTCCTTTGTTTTGTTAAGGTTCATATCGCGCAGCCAAGCCGTAACAGCGGACTCATCGGCGTCGAAAGCGGCCGCCAGCACGGCGATTATCTCCGCATCTGACGGGCGTACGAACAGGGCGGCGGCGGGCGCGGGTTCCAACTCTACCAATGCAGCTTCTTCTTCCGCGTCAATAGCAGGGATGACCAGTTCCTGGGCCGCCTCATTAGGTTGGTTAACCCATTCCAATGCTAACTTTTCCGGTTCCAAGGTTTCGGCTGCGACTACCGGGGGTACCCGTTCGGCCTCCTGATCCTCTTCCATCTTCTTGATTCGGGCCTCGGCGGCGTCAAGGGCATCCTTCGCGGACTTGGCATTGGCGGCGGACAATTCTTCTTGGCGTTTGCGATCAGCAGCCAATTCAACCTGCGCACTTAACGCAAGCGCGGCATCGGCCTCTTCCTTCGCCCTGCGAGCGGCGTCCTCAACAGCACGCTGATCCCGCTCGGCCTTGAGCCGCTCCCGAAGGCGCTCCGCTTCTGCGCGCGCTTCGGCCGCAGCGGCTTCCGCTTTGATGCGATCCGCTTCTGCCCGGGCCAGGCGATCCGCCTCGGCCATCTCGCGGTCGACGGCGCTGGTATAAATTGAGTTCAACTGCGTCACAGCCAATGTCTTGGCGTTCTCGGCATCGAAGGTCATGTCCTGGTAGTCGTCGGCATCAATCGCCTGCGCGTTCATCGCGTTCAATGCCTCCTGCACCGCGCTGGCTGACGCAGTGAGCAGCGCAGTCGGTACGCCGGTGAAGCGCTGCACGATCAACGCCTTGATCCCGTCGCGGCGCACGACCTCGACCCGTTCCGCCTCGGCACGCTCGGCGGCCTGCGCGGCTTCCCAATCGTCCTGCAACGCTTTGAGGCGGGTTTCCTCCGGCTCAATGATGCCGATCAGACGCCGCTCCTCGGCTATTACGGCTTTGCTGAATTTAGTGGCGTCTTCGCGCGCCGCCTTGCCCAACTTCTCAATATCCACGCGGGCAAATTTCAGGCTGACCCGCTGCGCGTGGCACTGCTCGTAACCGGCCTTGTTTGCGATTGCTACGATCTCGCCGGCCGATTTCGCAAGCATTAGCAGACGCTGCTCATGCTTGCTGGCGCCCAGCGCAATAGCGGCGCGATCTACTGGTGCCAGTTGGCTGTTTGGAACGATCATCAGATTTTGCTCCTAGATGAGTGATGACGCCGGCTTAATGCCGACAAATAAACCACGCTTTGCGAAGCGCGGTTAGGCGGCCGCAGCCGTAGGTGTCCCGATGCAGGCGGTAGGTGTGGTATAGCCGCGCTCCTGGTAGGGTGCCGCTGTTGATGTATAAGGCCAACAGCGCGAACAGTATCGCCAGCGACAGGCCGACAAGGACGGAGATAAGATCAATCATTGTTACTCCTATTGAGATAATTACTGCTGCTTCCAGATTGTTGATGCGCGATAACAGAACGCACGCAACCACGTCTATTAATAACACGAGGCAGCCAAGGATGATGATATTGAAGGTGTTCATACCGACCCCTGAACATCGTTCGGTGCATCAAGACAAGCTGCGAGCCAGTATGCTAGGCGCCATACATGAAGCGGAATACAGTGGCGAGGGCATTGAGGCGACATGAGGTGAAGGGCATTACATACCCCCTATTTGATGGTCCGCTCGGAGCATGGCCGCGCGGCGGATAAGGTCGATCACGAAGCGCCCGGTGATGACCTCGGCGGTGTCGTGGTGCTGCACTAGGGCGTGGCAGGCGAAGTAGATGATTTCGCCGCGCTGGGCTTCAAGAGCTTCCCAGTGGTTAGCGAATTCCTCGCTGGCTCGCATGCTGCTGGCGCATTCTGAGAGGATTGCGTCGGCTTCGGCCTGGATGCGCGCTTCGTAATCTTCTGCATGGATCACATACAATTCACGCTCCCTGGCCCGGTCTTCTGTGTTGTTGCTCATTTCACTCTCCTGTTGGTTTCACGTGTCGGTTACTGCACCGTTTGGATTTCGCCCGCTCAGGGTGGCCGGTGTGTCGCCTGCTCCATGCCGTCCTGCGGGCCTGTCACCGTAGTCCTATGCCGCGAGGCTGCTGGGTGAGGGTGTCCACTGGGGGCGGTGGGTGATGTGAATTATACGCCAATGAATAGGTTGCGCAATACGGTAACGCATAGATTCACAAAAAAATCTAGCCATATGGGTTGGAGGGTGGGCGGTGGCAGCGTACGGTCCAGACGAGGTGTCCGGCGACGAACTATCTGTGCGCGCATTGACTTCGATATTCGCTGCTGTATAGTATCTGGCCATGGAAACCACCACTCAATCAAATATCAAGACTCTGCGGGCCAGGGGCTGGTCGCAGAGTCGAATATCCAGGGAGACGCACATCCCCCAGCCGCGCCTGAGCCGGTGGGAGTCCGGCGATGTTCCGGGCGCGGCTGATGATGCACTGCGCTTGGCTGCGCTTGTGTCTCGCACCGCCGAAGACCGCCCTGTTAGCAGAAAAAGGTAACAGAGATGCCTACCGTGAATCTGCATCGTGGCGATGACGGCAAGCTCTCCGGCATCAGCGAACGAGATCAGAGGGCGTATGCCAAGTTCCGTAAGCGGCTCGAATCGCTTGGCGATGAATCCATCGTGTTTTCATGGGTTGAGCCGCGCAGTGGGCCGTATCACCGCCGTTTCTTCGCAATGGTCGGGCAACTGTTCGACATGCAGGAGCAATTCCAAGACGAGGAAGACCTATTATGTTGGCTCAAGGTCGGCGCTGGGCATTGCGACTTGGTGCCTGGCCCGCACGGAAAGCCTGTTGCACTGCCGAAGTCGATCAAGTGGGCGAAGTTGGATCAGGCCGAATTCGAGCCTGTCGCACGGTCGATCTGGGCGTTCGCCCGCTCGCTGCACGCATCCCGTTTTCTCTGGCCGCACCTGACCGACCAACAGGGTGCTTCCGCCATCGAGACATTCTTGGCCGGATTCGGGGAGTAACTATTGCAAGCGAACACTATCATGGCACGGCAGGGCAGCGCTCGGCAACGCGTGGCGCGGCTAGACAAGGCAAGGGCAGCACGGTTGAGGATTCTAACGAGTCCTCTTCCGGGTGCGTTTGCATCAACACGGCGCGGCAGAAACAGGCACGGCATCACGAGGCATGGCAATGCCAGGCGCGGCGTAGCATTGCAACGCGAGGCAAGGGAGTTTGCAGTGGGAAGCGACTTATGGGCGCTTCCCGGTGGAAACACCAACACGGCGCGGCAAGGTTTGGCATCGCGGGGCGTGGCCCGGCGCGGCGCGGCAAAGCGAGGGCAGGGGGAAGCCGCAAGGTTTCCCGGTGCGTTTGCATCAACACGGCCTAGCAAGGCGTTGCACGACATGTTCTGGCGATGCGAAGCGAGGCAAGGCGAGGGTTTACCGGGTAGGCGATTGGCGACAGTCGCCCCCCCAGTAAGTCCCAACCGGAGGGGTTCCGGGCGCAACGGGTAGGTCAAGGCAGGCCATTGCGGCACATGCCACAAGATCAACACCCAGTAAGGAGAAACGAAGATGAAACGAGCAGTCGTAAAGATTACGGGCGTAAGCCCATACAGCCAGAGCCGGTTCCACCAGACCGAGGCGCGCGACAAAGAAGGAAAAGATGACTTCGAGCGGCGCACCTGGCGCGAGAAGATGCACTCCAATGGCGACGGGAACGTGATTATCCCGCCGATGTCGTTCAAAAACTGCCTGGCCGAAGCCGCAAAGTTCTTGAGCGTCCAGATACCCGGAAAGGGGAAGAGCACATATACGAAGCACTTTGAGGCCGGTGTGATGGTTACGGACCCGATGGTTCTGCCTGTTCTGAAAGACGACGTTGCCGGGGAATGGTTGTTCGTCCCCGCATCCGGGCGACGCGGAGACGGGGCGCGAGTTCAGAAGTGCTTCCCGATGATCCCCGTTTGGGGCGGCGAGGTCGAATTCATAATCATTGACGACACTATTAATGAGCAGGCATTCCGCTATCACATTGAGCAGGCAGGGCAGTTGATTGGTATTGGCCGGTTTCGTCCGCGCAACAACGGATACTACGGTCGATTCAAGGCGGAAATCCTGACATGGGAGGATTACTCATGAGCCAGGTTAAGGTGTTTATCACCGATGTCGGAGTTGATACCAGGTTCCTAGTTGATCTGATGCGCAAGGCCAGCCCAGGCGAGATCATCACCTATACCGCCATGAATGCGGCCTGCGAGCGTGACGTGCGGAGCAACCGGCACCTGATCGACAGTGCTCGCCGCATCCTGCGCCGTGAACACAGCATGGTGTTCCGCGCCGTTGATAATGAGGGTTATCGCCGGCTGGCCGATGATGCCATTGTTGATACAGTGAATGCAGACCGACGCAACCGGATGCGCCGGCAGGCCGCTGTTGCCGTGCAAGAGCTTTCGTGCGCGAAGTACGATGATCTCGGCCGAGATAAGCAAGTGAAACACAACACTGGGTTGGCCCTGTTTGGGTCTCTATATCAAGCAACCAGCCGGCAGAGTGTGGCACGATTGCACCAGCGTGTCGTAAATGCTGGCGGCAGTATCGACCTAAGCGGCACACTCAAGATGATCGGATGGTTGGTAGATTGAACACTCTCCCGACTCGCCGCGTGCGCTGGTCTCCCGGCTATATAAATGGCGCATTTGCATTACCTTGACTTGACGGAGAACAAGTACGCATCGCTGTCGGGATTATCGGAGAAAACGCGAAGGCTGATATATGGTATTGCGTTAAAGATGGCGTATTGGCGGAATGTTGAATCTTGAAAGGTGAATATGATTGAGATTCTTAACGAAGACTGCATGGCTATGATGGAGCGCTATCCAGATAAACATTTTGATTTGGCAATAGTTGATGTGCCGTATGGCATAGGCGAAAATGGAGATAGAAATGCAAGCAGGGGAAAGCTGGCAGTTGCGAAAGATTATAAGGCTTTTGCTGGCGGAGATGTTAATGCACCACCTGTTGAGTATTTCAATGAACTTCTAAGAATAAGCAAGAACCAGATTATTTGGGGTGCGAACCATTTTATTGACCGTATAGCAAAGCCAAGCCCATGCTGGATTGTCTGGGATAAGGTTACCGGTAACTCCGACTTTGCTGATAGTGAACTAGCATGGACAAGTTTCAAAACATCTGTGCGTAATTTTAGGTTTCAATGGAGCGGAATGCTGCAGGGAGACATGAAAAATAAAGAGGTGCGCATCCACCCAACACAAAAGCCCGTAAAGCTCTATGAATGGCTTTTGGCCAACTACGCGAAGCAAGGCGATAAAATCCTTGATACGCATGGCGGGAGCATGAGTAGCGTGATAGCAGCAATCAATCTCGGATTCGACATTACTTGTTGCGAACTTGATGAGGATTATTACAGAGCAGGTAAAGCGCGTGTAGAACAACATCAGGCACAAGGTTTGCTATTCGCACCAGAGCAGGCAATTCCTAAGCAGGATACGTTGATATGAAAATCCTACTAGCGACCTTCGCGCTTGTCTTTTTGAGAGCCTTGCAGTCACAAAATGTAATCCACGGTAATTACATCGCAGCGGCTATCACGCCATATTCATTAGCGGTTGCCGAAGTAGCAAGTATCATGTGGGTCGTGCAAACAGGATGGGATGCGATACCGTGGGTCGGCACAGGAGGAATGTTAGGCGCGACATTAGCAATGTATATACACAAGAAAGTGCGGACAATTTGCGATTAAGTGTGCGCAATTTAGATTGAGGTAACTGTCCCCCGCCATAGATGGCGTGGCTTTCAACGCATAGCTAAGGGCCGGCGCTCTTTTGCGCAGTACCACTTGAGCGCCGGGTTAGCAGGCAAACGAACGGAGGAAGCATGAGCAGAGACACGGAATGCCCTTACTGTGGCGAGGGCGTGGAAATCAACCACGACGACGGCTATGGGTACAACGAGGACGAAATGCACCAGCAGGAATGCGGCGCGTGCGGCAAGACCTTCACTTACACGACGATGATTCATTTCAGCTACAGCACCAGCAAGGCGGACTGTCTTAACGGGGGCGAGCATGACTATCGCAAGACGGCGACATACCCGCCTGAGTTCGCGCGCCTGCGCTGCAAGGTGTGCGACGACGAGAAGCCACTGCCTGCTAACTACATCATGGACACCACGACGCGCGGTTTTGAAGAAAGTCAACACGATCTACCCCCCAGTTGTGCCCATTTCACCACCCGGGCCTGAAGGCCGAGGTTCACGGAGCAAAGTCATATGAGCGTATATCGCAACAAAAAATTGCTTGGTCTGGCCCGCCAATCGCCAAAGTGCTTTTGTTGCGGACGCGAAAATGATGGAACGGTCGTCGGTGCCCATGCCGACATGCAGGAAATGGGCAAGGGGATGGGGTTCAAGGCCGCCGATCTGGTCGCCTTCGTTTGCCACCATTGCCACGATCAGATAGACGGCCGCGTTACTGGTTTAGATGCCAGCGGCCGCAAGTACGAATGGATGCGTGCCGCTCTGTTGTCGCTGCGCTGGGTGCTTGAAACACATCCAGAGGTATTCAAGTAACTGTTCCCCTCCCTAAAGGGTGGGCTTTCAACATCATGGATACCACGATGCGCGATTTTGAAGAAAGTCAACACAAGCAACCTACGGTTGCGCCCATTTCGCTCCACGGCCTCAATGCCGAGGTTTCCCGGAGCGAAATCTGATGAGCAAATATGGCGCCGTAAAAACTATGGTGGATGGGCACTGCTTCGCCAGCAAAGGCGAGGCGGGCCGATACCGCGAGTTGGAAATTCTGATGTCTGCCCACCAAATCAATGACCTACGGTTGCAGGTAGTCTACGATCTCGCTCCAGCAGTCATGATCCTCGGCAGGCGGCGCCCGCCGTTGCGCTACGTTGCGGACTTCGTTTACATGCGCTACGGCCGTGAGGTGGTAGAGGATTTCAAGGGCGTGCGAACTGAGGGCTATCGGATAAAGCGCCACTTGATGAAGGCCATCCACGGAATTGATATTTACGAGACGGGCGCGAAGTGATGCCGCACGCATTGTTTACACTCGCACATATCACGTATACACTTTCTGTGTGGGGAAAAGGCCGGCCAGCCCTGTCCTGCTGCACCAGGACTTACCCACCCTCCCATTCTAAACGCTTGTGCTAGGAGTATTCATGCAGTCATTCCAGCTTCACCCGCTATGTACCCTATTCCCACGTATGTCCGGGGTCGACTTCGCGGCACTTGTCGCAGACATCCGTGCCAATGGTCTGATAGACCCGATAACACTTCACGATGGCATGATCCTTGACGGTGGTAATCGAATACGGGCATGTCACGAGGCAGGGATAGAGCCGCATTTCCGTGAGTTCGAGGGCGGCAGCATCGTCGCCTATGTGCTCTCTATGAACCTTCGCCGGCGCCACATGACGCCAGGGCAGCAAGCAGCTATTGTGGCCAGCGCGCAGGATTGGAGCAACGCTCAGACTGTTGGCAATCCGCAATTCGGTAAGATTACCGGATTGCAAACTGGCAATCCGCAATTCGGTAAGATTACCGGATTGCAAACTGTCGCCGGACGCGCCGCTATATCAGGAACAAGCGAAAAGACCCAGCGTAACGCAGACAAGGTAGCCAGAGCCGACCCAGAACTAGCGAAGGAGGTGGCTAGGGGGGAAAAGACGCTACCGGAAGCCGTAGAGATGGTCACAGGGAAACGTCCAGGGGCAAAGCCGGAGACGGAACCGGAAGAACCACAATACGATCCTCATGAAGATGAACTTGCAGTAGCTCATGAGACTGTCCGTGAGCTTGCCGCCGAGAACGAAGCGCTGAAAGACCGCCTTGCCGTAGAAGCCATGCCTGGCTGCGATGACGACAAAACGGCTGCGCTTGACACAATCACAGAACTCAGGGCGCGCGTGGTAGTGCTGGAGGCGGAACTCGACGCCGTAAAAGCCAGCCGAGACGTGTATATGCGCGAATCAAGCTCAATGAAAAGACAGATGGCGATGCAGCGGAAGGAGATAGAAAAACTAAAAGGCCAGGATCATGGCTGATTACCTCGAACTTCGCCCACTTCAAGTCAAAACATTGGATGCAATCCGCGAAGCGTTCCGTGCTGGGCATCGCGCCGTGATGTGCTACGGGCCAACTGGATTCGGAAAGACAGAAATGGCAATATCGCTCATGTCGGCCACCGCCGACAAGGGCAACAAAGCGGCAATGGTGCTTGATAGGATTGTCCTTTGCGACCAGACATCGAAACGTCTTGAAAAGTACCAGATAGACCACGGCGTCCTTCAATCAGGCCATTGGAGATACAGACCAGACCGTAAAATCCAGGTGTGCAGCGCGCAGACAATCGAAAAGCGCGGAGCTTTCCCAGGCCTGAATCTACTGATTGTTGACGAAGCCCACGTCCAGCGCGCACAGACAATCGAATTCATCAAGGCGCACCCTCACATAAGGGTAATCGGACTGTCTGCATCCCCGTTCACCAAAGGGCTCGGATCAACCTACTCCAGTGTAGTTTCTGCGACCACGACGAAACAGCTTGTTGATGAAGGCTGGCTCACGCCTCTCCGGGTATTCATCGCCAAGCAGGTCGATATGACCGGCGCCAAGAAGGTAGCAGGGGAGTGGTCAGCTAAAGAATCAACTGAACGTGGTGTGCAGATCACCGGAGACGTGGTGACGGAGTGGGTAAAGATGACCCATGAGCTTTTCGGAGGTCCGCGCAAGACTATCGTTTTTTGCGCTGGCGTGGCACACGGTCAAGACCTAGCAGAGAAGTTCGGGGAAGCCGGCTACAACTTCGTGAGCATCAGCTACAAGGATGACGACGAATTCAAAGCACAAGCCATTGAGGAGTTTTCAAAGCCGGATACGGCCATTCACGGATTGATCGCAACTGACGTTTTATCTAAGGGGTTTGACGTACCAGACGTGATGATTGGGGTATCTGCTAGACCATTCAGTAAGTCATTCTCTAGCCATGTACAGCAAATGGGCCGCGTGATGCGCCCGCATCCAGGCAAGGAATTCGCCGCGTGGCTCGACCATTCAGGAAATTACCTCAGATTTAGGGATCAATGGGACGCGCTGTATTCTGATGGGGTGACGGCATTGGATGATGGGGCAGAAAAACCAAAACCAGAACCTACAAGCAAGGAAAAAGAAGCTGCGAAGTGCCCGGCATGTGGCGCGCTATGGCCTGGGAAATCAGATGTTTGCAATCATTGCGGGTACGTCAGGCCGCGACGTAATGACGTGATTGAGCAGCCTGGCGAGATGCTTGAATTGGCCGGAAATAAAGTCGAAAAGTACGATGGAGCAACGAAAGAGCGCTGGTATCAAGAACTTCTCGGGTATGCCAGGGCAAAAGGGAAGAAAGACGGATTTGCCTTCTACAAGTACAAGGAGAAATTCAAAGTAGAGCCGAAATGGAAGAAAAAACCGTTGCCACCAAGTCATGAAATTGAGCAATGGATTAGGTCTCGAAACATTGCCTGGGCTAGGGGCGCGAGATGAATTTCCACCAATTTGCCGAGGCGCACGGACTTATCATTGATAGAAGTCTGGTCGATGGCAGGATTTGCAGGTGCAAGACGACAGACAAGCCGCACCACAAGAACGGTGCTTATCTGTTCAATTCTGACTTTGGGTGGGTACAGAACCACGCCACTATGACCGAGCCGGCGATATGGCACCCAGACCGCGAGCAACCAGTAAAGATAGACCGCGCAGCCATCGCCAAACAACGGGCGGCCACAGATAGGGTTATGCGAGTAGGCCGCGAGCAGGCGGCCAAGGTGGCCAAGGCGATACTAGGCGAGTGCGAGCAAACCCAGCACGCCTATCTTGACTCCAAGGGGTTCCCAGAACTGCGCGGTGCTGTTTATCGGCCCGATGCCGACAACCTTCTTGTAGTGCCAATGTACGTCGGGAAAAAGCTGGTCGGCTGCCAGACCATCAGCATTGACGGGGGGAAGAAATTCATTCACGGACAGCAAGCCAAGGGAGCGGAATTTGTGATCGGGAGTGGCGACCTGCACGCGTATTGCGAGGGATACGCAACGGGGCTATCCATTCACGCGGCAGCGAAACAGCGGCTATCGGTTCACGTCTGTTTCAGCGCCGGAAACCTCACTCACATGGCGCGCGAAGGGTTCGTGGTGGCGGACAACGATGCCAGCGATACCGGAAGAAAGGCGGCAGTGGCTACGGGCTTGCCGTACTTCATGCCGCCGACAATCGGGCATGACTTCAACGACTTCCATCGAGAGCATGGATTATTCCGGGCAACGATGGCGCTGAATGATTTTTTACGAGAAAACAGGTTGACAATCCGCCGGCGATGCGGATAATGAACTTCATTCGATAGGCATATCGAGTACCAACAGGGCGGAGTCAGCAGAGAGCGCTGGCCGCTTTTAGGTTCCCTGTTGCCGACTAAGCGAGCACCCCGCCCTGTTGTTACGAAACATCCAACTAAGCCCGGTTCTCGCAGGAGTCACCGGGCTTTTCTATGCGCCAGATTTGTGATGGCCTCTATGGGATGAATCGCCCCCACGGATAACCGATAGCCAGGTTGGCACTGGCCGCCATCACAAACCTGGTGCTGCCAGGATGCAACGAACAGGTATCTATCGGGCTGCGGTCGCAAAAATAGACGATGCCGGGTGTTTTGGAAGCCGAGAGGCGTAGAACTCACCTGGGGCGATCAACAACGTTCTGCCCTGTTCGTGTATGTGGGAAAGAAGATCGCTGCCCAAGCGGAGGAAGTGCGCATACCTGGCACTCGCGTCAAGCGGGTGGAAGTACGGGGATGCGGTCCAGAGCCGAGCGAGACCTCTTGATGCGAGGGAAAGTCTGGAAGTGGTGGCGAGCATCATCGGCCATTATGCGGGTATGTCCTAAGTCCTCGTCCCTTGGGCAGGTTAACCCGGTACACGCCAACCGAAGCCGAGAGCTTAGGTTGGCGGATCTATTGGCGGGGAGCGAGCCTAGTCCTGAGCCCTGGGCAGATTAGGCAAAGCAATTTTCCGAAGTTTTAAGTTAACCTGCTAAGGAGAACCAGCATGGCGCAGTACCGAAAGAAACCAGTGGTGATCGAAGCGACACAGTGGTTCAAAAACGGTGACCACCCGGGAGACGGGAACGGCACGTTTACTGACGGCGAATACAAGGGCGAGAAATACGAAGGGCTGGTCGTTCGGTACTTCCTCCGGCCAGACGCTAATACACAACGATGTGAGAAGTGCGGCAACGCCATGCGCGGTCATGGGTGGATTGACACACTGGAAGGCGGACACATTGTTTGCCCTGGCGACTGGATCATTACCGGATTGCAGGGCGAACGGTATCCGTGCAAGCCAGATATTTTCGTGGCAACCTATGATGCGGTATAACGCCAAGTTAGGTGTTTCCGTGTCGCCAGCGCCGGCTTTCTCGGCGGTGCTAGATGCCTGCTGCGGTAGCCGGATGTTTTGGTTTGACAAGAAGGACGACCGCGCACTGTTTGTGGACAAGCGCCGCGTGACGTGGCCGATTGACATTGGCACGCCTGGCACCAAGGGGAGAAGCCCGATTATAGTTGACCAGACGAGATTGCAGACTTCACCGCCCTACCATACCCGGACGGTGTTTTTGCCCGCGTTGTGTTTGACCCTCCTCACATCGAGCGGACGGGGGCTAAGGGGTTGCTCTCGAAGAAGTACGGGCACTTGACAGGTGATTGGCGCGAGATGCTGCGCCAAGGTTTTGCGGAGTGCTTCCGGGTGTTTAAGCCGCAAGGAACCATGATTTTCAAATGGTCAGAGTCTGACCATCCGGTTCCGGAGGTTCTGAAACTCACGCCCGAAAAAACGTTGTTCGGGCACCGCTTAGGCAAGACAAGGGAAACGACCGGCATTGGTTGTTACCCACCTATCCGAAGACGGAACGCTTTACCAGATTGCGGTGTAACATGGTAATCATGGCTGGACACACGAA